GATGTCGTTCCTAGCCGTTTCTGGGGCAGAGGAGTATGTGAGAAAGGGTATAACTCTCAGAAGGCGTTAGACGCAGAACTACGAGCTCGTATCGATGCTCTAGCGCTGACTGTACACCCTATGTTGGCTATGGATGCCTCTCGTATGCCTCGTGGTGCTAAGCCGGAAGTACGTGCAGGTAAAGTTATCTTGACAAATGGCAATCCTTCGGAGATTCTACAGCCATTTAACTTCGGTCAAGTCAGTCAGATTACCTTCGCACAGGCCGGCGCCTTACAACAGATGGTACAGACTGCTACAGGTGCTATAGATTCGGCTGGTATTGCGGGTAGTGTTAACGGAGAAAGTACCGCAGCAGGTATCTCAATGAGCTTAGGTGCTGTAATTAAACGCCATAAGCGGACTTTGATTAACTTTCAAGAGTCATTCATTATTCCTTTTGTCACTAAGGCTGCTCATCGCTACATGCAGTTTGAACCAGAGATATATCCTGTCTCCGATTATAAGTTTGATGTATCTAGTTCGTTAGGTATCATTGCTCGTGAGTATGAGGTCACACAGCTCGTACAGTTACTACAGACGATGTCTCCAGAAAGTCCGATGTATCCTGCTTTGATTGAAGCTATTGTTGATAACATGAACTTATCTAACAGAGAAGAGTTGATCGGTATCCTACAGAAAGCTAATGAGCCTAATCCTCAGGCACAAGAAGCACAACAGGCTGCACAGCAAGCTCAAATGGCCTTCCAAGCCTCACAGACTGCTGCACTTAACGGACAGGCCCAAGAGTCACAAGCACGGGCTGCTAAGGCCATAGCTGAAGCACAGGCTGTACCACAGGAGCTTGAGATTGACCGTATTAAAGCAGTTACAGCTAACCTTCAGGCTGGAGATGCAGACGACAAAGAGTTCCAGAAGCGTCTTAAAATCTCTGAGCAACTACTGAAGGAGCGTGAAGTAGCTGTTAAAGAAGTAGTTAAACAACCTAACCCGCAACCTACACAAGGGCAATTGCAATGACATTATATGTATCAGGTAAACAGTTTGAAGACGCTATTGGACAAATTAATGCGGAGTTTGCTAAACTGAACGCAACAATAGCTAAGCTCGAAGCCAAGCTAAACGCTAAAAGCACTGAGGAGAAACCTAATGGCAACGCCAAGAAAGGGAAAAGCAAAGGTTAAGATAACCTCTAGTGGCAAGAAGGTAAGCTACGGGCAGGCTGGTAAGGCTAAAGGTGGAGGCCCGCGTGTAAAACCCGGAACCTCTAAGGGTGATAGCTACTGCGCTCGAAGCCAAGGCATTAAAAAGGGCTTACCCAAAGCTAAACAGAATGACCCAAACACTCCAAACAATCTGTCTCGTAAAAGATGGAAATGTTCTGGAGCTAAATCAAAGAAGTGAGGAGAGCGTTATGCCAAAAGGTAAAGGTACGTATGGGACTACAGTAGGTAGACCGCCTAAGAAGAAAAAAGTAGTAAAGAAGTAAAAATAGTTCTTGACATTCGGAATAAAGTATGCTATAATATATACTATAGTATGCTTTATTTTGATACTTTAATTAATAAACTAAACTGTCCTTTAAGGAAAAACAGTTATGGATAAAGACTTAGAGAAATATTACGAAGATATGCTTTCAATGTTTCGTACAAGCGGATGGACAACTTTAACTGAAGACCTCCTTGTCAACGCTGAAGGTATTAATTCTATAGAGAATACCAAAGATAACGCAGACCTTTACTTTCGTAAGGGACAGCTTTACGTAATCGGTACGCTCCTTAGCCTAGAAGAGCAGGTCAGAAACGCATACGAAGATTTACAGAACGGCGAAAGTAATGCCTCTCTATGACTTTAAATGTAGCAATGATCACGTTAGCGAAAGGTTTGTTAGCAGCGACACTAGAGAATCTGACTGTGACCTTTGTTGTGAGCAGTCAGTAAGACAATTATCTGCACCTCAAAGACCTGCGTTTGGAATGGGTTCCGATCAGTGGGTTAAAAAACGAGAGCAGAAATTGAAGCAAGAACGTAGGGCTAATTCTTAGGTGCTTTTGAATCCTTACATAATACACTTCTCCATAATGAGAGATCACGGAGTTTAATAATGGCAACACTTTTAGAAGACGAGCGTCTAAATGACGATGAGCAACAAGAAGAGCTAACAAGTCTTGACGGACTTACTACGGAAGCACAGGAAGCACCTGAGCCAACACCAGTAGTAGAGGAAGTAGAAGATGATATTCCCGAGAAGTACAAAGGAAAGTCAACCGCTGAAATTGTAAGGATGCACCAAGAGGCTGAAAAGCTTTTAGGTAAACAAAGCGGAGAAGTAGGGGAGTTACGCTCAGTTGTTGATACGTACATACAGACACAACTCGATGCCGCCTCAGCACCAAAACAACAAGCTGAAGATGAAGATATAGATTTCTTTTCCGAGCCTGAGAAGGCAATGGAACGAGCAATTGCTAACCACCCGTCAATTAAACAGGCGGAACAAGCTAGCACTCAGTATCGACAAAACAATGCAATGTCACAACTCTCCCAACGTCATCCTGATATGACAGAGATTGTACAAGACCAGAAGTTTGTAGACTGGATTAAAGGTTCTAAAATTAGAACTCAGTTATTTGCTCAGGCAGATAGGAATTATGACTATGAAGCCGCCGATGAACTTTTCACTAACTGGAAGGAACGTCAAGGTGTTGTAGCTCAGACAGCCTCTGCTGAAAAAGAAGGACGGAAGGCCGCTGTAAAAACTGCCTCAACGGGCAACACCAAAGGAAATGGTGAACAGCGATCTAAGAAAATATATCGACGCTCAGACATTATTAAACTGATGGAAACGGATCCTGATCGTTATTTAGCTCTATCTGATGAAATCACTAGAGCATATGTCGAAAAGAGAGTCCGCTAACTTAACTCTTTATAGGAAGTATTATTATGGCTAACGGCCCATATCCACAAGCAAACGCAATTGTAGACAACACTAGCGCAGCAACTTTTATTCCAGAAATCTGGAGTGATGAAGTACGTGCTGCTTATCAATCCAACCTTGTCTTAGCTAACAAAGTTAAGAAGATGTCCATGACTGGTAAGAAAGGCGATGCAATTAACATTCCCGCTCCTATCCGTGGTCAAGCTTTTGCTAAAGGCGAGAACACTGCTGTAACTATCCAGAACAACGTTGAAGGTAACGTTAAAGTTGTAGTAGACAAGCACTTCGAATACTCACGTATGATCGAAGACATTACTGAAACTCAAGCACTTGCTTCTCTTCGTCAGTTCTATACTGGTGACGCAGGCTATGCTCTTGCTAAGCAAGTAGATACCGATCTAACTGATCTTGGTAAGTCGCTAGGTAACGGCGATGGTTCTGATTGGACTCACAACGCTTCATTCCAGATTGACCCTACTACTGGTCTGTTGGAAGCATACTCTGCTCAAGGCGCTGCTCAAGCTGGCCCCTTCACTGACTTGGCTTTCCGAGCTTTGATTCAGAAGATGGACGATGCTGACGTACCTATGGACAACCGTTGCTTTATGGTTCCTCCTTCGCTGCGTAACGTTATTATGGGTATTGACCGTTACCAGTCTACTGATTTTGTAGATGGCAAAGGTGTACAGAATGGTAAGATTGGTAGCCTCTACGGTATCGATATTATGATTTCTACTAACTGTGCTACTCCTGAAGCCGGTGTACGTGCTGCTCAGCTTATCCACAAGGACACTTATGTTCTCGCGGAACAGGTTGGCGTTCGCTCACAGACTCAGTACAAGCAAGAGTTCTTGGGTACTTTGTATACCGCCGATACTCTGTACGGTGTTAAAGTTCTGCGTCCTGATGCAGGCTTCGTACTAGCAGTAGATGCGTAAGTAGTAACTAGGGGATTCCTTAACGGGAGTCCCCTTCTTTTTATTTCGGGCTATACGCCTTTCTATCTATACATAGGAAAATATTATGTCTACACTTACAATCGATCACAATGCAAAACCAATTCAAGTCCTTCGTCCTGCTACTACTTCTACCGTAAACCTTTCAGCAAGTGCAGCTTCTGCTTCCGCTATTGTGTCTGCTCGTGTAGCTCGTATTGTAGCTAACGACGATTGCTTCTATAGTGTCACTGGCACTGCCTCAACAGTTTCTGCTTATCTGCCCGCAAACACCATTGAGTACGTACATGTATTCGCAGGTGATACTGTTTCTTTCATCACGGCAGGTAACTCCGGTATCGCTTACGTTTCAGAAATGGTGTAAGCCATGTTTGGATTAGGCGTAAACCGACTAGGTGCAACCAA